GCATCAAGAGTTACATTAGAAGTTGTTCTGGCAGTTCCCCAAGTACTAGCACTCCAAGCTCCTGATCCCCAACCGTATCCAAAAGTTTGTTCGCTTGGACCTATATTTAATTGATAGGTAGCTGTACAATTAGCACTAGGTCCTACTGTAGAAGTTGCAGTAGCACTACTTAAAATAGTATAAGCATCAACATTTGTTATACTTAAAATTTCATATTCAGCATCAAAAACAGTTGATAAAATTCCACCGACATTTGCACTTACATTACTTAAAGTTACAAAATCACCTACATCAGCTCCATGTGCTGTATCTGAAATAGTTAAAGTAGCACTTGTATTTGTAGTAGTAATAGCATTAACAAGAGAAGCTGTTTCTCTTATAGGAGTAATATCTTGATTAGTTCCCGAAGCATAAGCATATACTTTTCTATCAGTTCCTATAGCTTCATAACGAGAACCATTTAAAGCAAACCATTGTTCTAAAGCTCTTCCAACTCCTACATAATATTCTTCACTAAATCTAGTCCATCCACCTATTTTTTGAGGAAGTCCTTTACGAAATCTTACTTTATCACAATCAATCCATTTACCTTCTGCACCTGTTTCGGTGTTTTCAGTGTCTATTCCAGGTTGAAAATTTAATTGAGTTAATGGCATAATTATTATTATATAACAAAAATTATAAAATTATACTAAAATATAAGGAGTATAAGAGTGGTGTTCTCATACTCCAAAAATATTATATTATCGTTTAAACCAAGATGGAAGACCTAAATGTAGGCGCTTATCAAACATATTATCTTTAGACCCTGGTGTTTTTCTGTTGTTATAATGAAGAAAGACTTGTGCACAATCTTTACCTTTAAATTTATTACGCCAATGCTCTAATTCACAACCAGAATAGACTAACATGTCTCCTGGTTTTAAATCTACTTTGATTCCTTTTTTTCCTACTTCTCCTGACGGCTCTAAATATATTGGCCAATCATCACCACCAAGATTCATAGTTGTCGATATCTCACAACTAAATCTATCTTTATGTCTTTTAAGAATATCACCTTTTTTATAAATCCTTGCATAAGTATAAGCTGGATATAGTTTTAATCCGGTAGTCTTTTCCATAATAGGTTGACACTTCAACATTAAAGTCTCCATTGCTATATCAGAATAACTTGAGTAAGTGTGTGGAATTTGTTCGTTAGCCCCCTCGTAATAACCTAGTAGTGTTTCATAGGGTGAAATATATCTAGCATTACGACAAGTATCAAAAACTTGTTTTTTTATTAAAAAATAATTGTACAAGAACAAAGCTAAATTTTTATCTATTACTTGTTTTATAATTACATATTTATTTTTTTTAAAACTCATAATTTATATTTAAAGTAATTCTAAAATCTTTGTTAGTACAACTAGTGCTTTTATGTTCACTTAATTCGTCAAATAAAATTATTTTATTTTTTTTAGAACTTGTTTTTTTATAAGGGTTTTTAAATATAGTAAAACCATTATTTGTATTAACATAATAAAGAGCGGTTTTATGTGGATACTTAAAATCAACATGATAGTTATGTTCTTCTATGTTAGATGTTTTGGGATATAAGTTTAATTTAGCTCTAATTAATTTTTTTATCTTTAATTTTTCAATAAATTTTGGCATAATTTTTTCATAATAATTACTGTTAGATCCGTTAAAATACAGCAGATGAAAAAAATAAGGTTTACCCATCTTCCCTTTAATTTTTGTAGTTTCTGTTATATACCAAGGAAAGCTATTGGTAAGTATATTCGATAAAAAATTATTTGGTAAAAAATTATTTATTTCTTTAAACATCTTTAAGCTATATAGGTACACCACCCTGTTATTATATACTTAGTTTCTTTTGTTTTATTTCCTCTATGAGTGTGTGTCCAAAAAGAAGGGAATAAAATTGTTTTACTTTCTTTTGCTTTTATTTTTTGTTTTTGATAAAAAAATTCTGTTTCTCCTCCTTGGTCTATAGTATTTAAAAAAGTAGAAAAAACTAATAACCTATTATTATCTCCTCTATATCCTGTAGATTCAGAATGCCATCCTCCATAATTTTCATTAGGTTTATATTTTTGAATTTTAATATTAGGATATATAGTCCAAGGTTGTTGACCATAATCAATGTGTTTATATTTTTTAATATATTGTTTTATTAATTTATTTAATACTTTTAAGTAATCAGATAAATTAGGGTTATTTATATAAAAAACACTTTGTGTCATTTTAACATCTTTCTTATTAATGTATTCTTTTTTATCTGAATTTTCATACAACAGAATTAAATCTTTACATATTTTTTTATTGATATTTTTTTCGTAAATAAACATATTATTTAAAAGGTCTTCCTAAATGCCAAACAACAAGACTATATCTTGTACCAGAAGTTACTGGTTTAACTCTGTGCCAAACAAATGAAGGGAATACAATAATAGATCCTTTAGGTAGAATTTCTTTTGCTTTTCTTACATGCAAAATTTTGTTTCTTGTATGCGGATCGTAGTTTCTAAAATCAAATTCTAACTCCCCACCTTCATATTCTGTACCATCTGTTAACTGACAAGTCATAGATAATTTTCTAATTTTATTATTTTGATTAAAATCATTGGGTTTATGGTAAGGTTTTTCCCAACTGTCACAATGCCAGTCGTAGTATTGATTTAATTTGTATTTAGTAAATTGACAAGATTCAGAAAAATCCCATTCAAAATTCCAACCTGCATTTCTGTTAGCTTGATGTACGTATGGGTGTAATTCTTTATATATCCAAGTATCATCAAGCCAAACTAAATCTGAGTTTCTTTTTTTTTTAATATCTTTAATATCATTTTTAGTAAGTTTTTTATTAACATAGCCCCCTGTTCTTGCTAATGAAGATTTTTTAGATAAACCATATTTGATAATATCATCACAAATTTTTGGTGGTATTGCAGATTTAAAATACCAGTAGTAATTAGATATATTCATAAGTGTTCGTTTGTATAAAATTTAAATCATTTTTTTGATTATTAGTTATGTAATGCATATTAGTTGAGGGAAACATTAAAAACATGTTGTTTTTAAGTTCTACGTCCCAACTTCTCCCTTTACGTCTATTATCATCGTAATGTATCCTAACAAAACAGTCTTTAACTTTAACACCATATAACATGGTAAAGTCTGGAGAGTTTCGTAAATCCACCGGATCAATATTTAATAAAGGAATTGTTGTTTCATTGGGTTTATAGATATTTCCCCATCTATTTTTACTCACTAATTGTATATTAAATTTTAAACCTACATAATTTTTTATGTATGTATCTAACTTGTCCCAAGTTTTTGAAAACTCAAGTTTTGTGTTATTTAAACTAGAATGTAATATATGATGAGCTAGATCATTTGAATCTATTTCCCAATGTTTTGGCATTTTAACATCGCCAAAATATAATGACTGCTCTGTTAATACTTTCTTATGCATACTTAATATTATATTAAATAAATAAATATTAAGACAAATATCTATGTTAATCTATCTGTCAAGTCCCAAGTTTGATTAGATTCATTCCAAGAATAAATCCAATTATGAGTAAAATCTATCTCATTTTGAGATTTTTGTTCTGCAGTTAATTCCCGAACATTTCCTACCGGAGATTCCCATTTTGCATTTGTTAGGTTTTTTACCCAAGATGGATAAGGTTTGTGTCCCCAAAAAATTTGATTAGTGCTATCCCAAGTATAACCTATTGCTGCATAATTTCCTCTAAGAGGAGTGCCCTCTAGTTGATGAACATTACTATGTGTATTATAAGAAGTTTGAATCCATAAATGAGCAGGCCAATTATTGTGTTGTTCTAAATAAGCTTGTCCAACAGCTTCTTCTTCCACACCATCGGCATTTAACATATCTTTATCATCTAAAATTAATACCGCTAGTACTTCATTTTCTTCTGATATTTTTGCGAAATGTGCCATAATATTTTCCTATTGAAATTTATACCTTATGTGTACTACACCAGCACCACCATTACCACCAGCTCTTGATTGAACAGAGTTTTGACGACCGCCGCCACCACCACCGCTTCCAAGATTAGTTCCTGAATCTCCACCATCAGTATTTCCAGTAGCACCAGAATTTCCTGCGATATTACTATTGCCACCTTCACCACCGCCTCTTGGACCTTGATTAGCAGGTACACTTCCACCTGAGTTTTTACCACCACCACCGCCAGTTGCTAAAATTACTGCTGATCCAGTAATTGAACTTGTACCACCGTCGTCACCAACCCATTCATTGGCTCTAGAATTTCCTGCTCCACCACCACCAGCACCAATACTGGAAGGACTGCCTGCGGGAGCATTTCCTCCAGGGAATCCTTGTGGAGGACTAACTGAAGGTGTGTCTCCTGCGAGAATAG